AGATACAACGAGGGCTTTACAGATATAGACTTCAAAACTGTTATAGACAAGAAGTGTGCTGAATGGTTACAAGATGCCAATATGGTGCAGTACTTACGCCCAGAAACGTTATTTGGTACTAAATTTGAAGCTTATCTAAATCAGCCAGATACAGGATCTATTCCACGGCGAAATTATGGATCTAAACCAGTTCGCAAGGCTACTAACTGGGATCAATATCAGCATCAGCAACAACCGAAAGAACGACGTCTGACTCAGCAGGAGCGAGAAGCGATATTCAGAGAGTTTGGTCCGGGAGGTAGCTATGCAAAATAGACTTAAAGAAATTCGGCAAGAAAAAGGCTTAACCCTTGATGAAATGCAAAATCAAACAGGGATTAAGCGAGGAACATATAACAATTATGAAAATGGTGTGACCGAACCAAAACTAGAGACTTGGCAAAAGCTAGCTAATTTTTGGAAAGTTTCAGTGCCTTATCTCCAAGGCCTAGACCAAAAATGGTATCAAGCTGAATGTTTAGAATGCGGCAAAATCTTTAGAATTTTGTCAAAAGAAGCAGACGAGGTTAACTGCTGCCCATTTTGTAAAAAATTTTATTTATCAATTTCAAAAGCCAATTAAGAAGAGTAAAGGAGTAAATCATGGAAACTATTGTTTATAACGAAATAATTGATGGAAGAACTGCTGTTGTAAAAGAAATGAATATGCCTTTTGGTCACTATTACACCGGGTATATTGAAATTCTATCGACTGATCCAATTAGTTGGAAAAATCGTTTAGAGATGGGGAAAGAAATATTTTTTGACTCTTATGCTGAGTTTGAGGAGTTTCCTAGTGGAGTAACATTTGCTGGAACTCTTCCAGGAATTGATAGTGAAAAACAATTTGTAGGTTTTGATACGGAATCATTTCCAGCAGGTGAGTATGACAAAGAAGACTGCATAGATATTTTGGAAGAAACAGCTACTAGGCTCGCAATTAGAACTAGAGCAGCAAAAGAAGCAGTTGCTAATCTGAAAAACGAAGAAGATCAATCTGATGAAAAGCCAAAGAACGTTGGCTTGTTACTAGAAACATTAACTGATATAGCTAAGGCGAATACCGCTAACAAGTTTGATGAGAAAGACAATGCTGAACGGTATTTGAATGAAGCAGGAAATAATGTGGCAGGTTATCTTATTAAAGAATTAGGCGTTAACCCAGCTGATATTGCCTTATATGCTATTGCAAAAATTGTACTAAACGAGGACGAAGAGGATTAAAAAGTGAGTAAATACGTAAGAGGAACAGAACATATTAGCGAAGAATTAGCAAGATTTATCGGAAGGACCTTGGGAATTGTAGCAGTTGGAGATGAAAATTTAGCTTTAAAACTGACTGAGGAAGTATCGAAAATGGTTGATCAAAGCTCTTTAGATTTGATTGCTTCTAGTCAAGTGGGACAATTGCTGTTTACATCTTTACAATTTGGAAACAGTAAAGATGTAACCGAGGGCTTTAAAGCAATATTTGATGATGATAAAAAGGCAGAAGAGGCAGCTAAGGAGTTTATAAAGGCACAACTTCCAAACATTATTGGAGAGGACGAAGATGATGAGTAGCGAATTAATCAAAGTAACAGTTCAAAACGATCAGCAACTAGTTAGTGCGAGAGATCTTTATAAAGGATTAGGACTAAAAGGTCGTTTTAGCAGATGGGTAGATAATAATTTTGATTTATATACCGAAAACGAAGATTTTTACAAGTGTACATCAAGTACAGTTGTTGGAAACGGGGCTAGACGAGAAATTGTTGATTATGCCTTAACAATTTCAATGGCTAAGCAGCTTGCAATGATGGCGAGAACAGAAACATCAAAATTATATCGAGAATATTTCTTGGAACTCGAAAGAAAGTGGAATGACCCACAAAACGTTATTCAACGTGCTATGGATATTCTTCATAGTGAGAACTTGCAACTTAAGCTTGAAAACAAGAGCCTAAGTAGACAACTAGAGGAGAGTAACAAGAAAGCTAGTTATTTAGATGTCATTCTTGGAACTACTGATGCAATGCTTACAACACAGATTGCTATGGATTATGGCTATAGCGCTAGAGAGTTCAACAAGTTACTCCATCGCATGAAAATTCAGCATAAAGTTAACGGTCAATGGATCTTATATAAAGCGTATATGGGTAAAAAATACACAACCACCAAGATGTATTCCTACACTGATAAACACGGTAAAGATCATGCTAAGCCACTTACAGCGTGGACACAAAAAGGTAGACGCTTGATTTACGACGTGCTTAAAGAAAATGACGTTCTACCACTAATCGAGAGAGAGGACATTGCTTAATGCTTGAAGAAAACCATAATTTGGAAAAGATTATCGAAGACGCAAAAGAGTACCGATGGTACTCAATCCCTGATATGTACATGGTTGAGATCTTAGACACAACTGGTCGTTCTGCTGGATATGCTAAGTCGATATTTATTGACAAGAAAGAGGCAGCAAAAGTTGCTAAGAAGCTCCATGGAGTAGTAAGGCAGGTAAGTCAAAATGAGTAAAACCCAGCTAAAACCAAAGTGGTATGCAATGTATAGAGGTGACACATTTATTGATCTTGGTACAGCAGATTATTTAGCTGAAAAGTATCACAAAAAGAAACAATCTCTGTTGTACTTGTCGAAACCTGCATATCACAGAAACGCACCGAAAAATAGCCAAAGACTAACACTTTATAAAATGGAGGATTAGGCAATGAAAGTAATTGATAAGCGAACAGAAAGAAATAATGATTGGCATATTGGAGATGTAATTTGCTACTGGAATAAGCCTGATGAAAAGTATTACGGCTTAATTTGTGAAATAAAGCTCCCTACTGATAGCGGGTTTGGAGTAATAGATTTAGAAAATAAAACAGAATCATTAGTTTCATTTACCTTTCCTTTAATTGATGATTTACAGCATCTTGTTAGAAGTGAATATCGTCATGTTGAAAAAGTAAACGCAAAGCTGGTGATCGAATGACAGTAGCAACTAGAGAAAAATGTCCCTGCTGTGATTTTGATTCAGATGGTTTTGGTAAAAACATAATTGGCAAAGGTTATGGTAGCTGCGAAATTAGATTATATAGAGCAACTAAATATGACTTCTACATTTATTCATATTCAGTTGGAGCTGAAGCACTTTTAAAAGATTGGTTTGAAATATATTCTCAAAAAGTTAGATTTTGCCCAGTATGCGGAAGGAGATTAGCAATTGACTAAAAAACAAAAATCTACTCAAGAAGTGATAGAAGAATGGCGAAAAGTAATCAGAGGAGAAAACAATGGAAAAAATCAAAGTAGAAAAAGATAGTGTAGAAGAGAGTTATCGTTGGGCTTATGGCTGGCGAGTGGTAGATGGGAAGTGTTCTCCACCTGCAAGGAACTTCCCTTTACCAGACTTTGTTCAAGCAAGAATTGAGTGGCTATCTGATGAAATGCAACGGGGTGGCTTAACATTTCAAGGCGCTTTTAAGATGCTGTTAGATATTGATGATGAAAAGGCACTGAAAGAAGATTGGAAACTGGGAGCTGCAAGTGACTATATGCAAGTTAGTGATGAGTACCGTAACTGGTTACAAGATCCAATTCTTCATGATATTAGACGAGTTGCAGTTATGGTGGGGTTCATTTATGACTGATTGGATTTTTGCAGCAGCATTCTTAGTTCTGCTAGAAATATTGATTTTATATGTGGGGAGTTTATAAACATGATTTTTGAAATACATTCTGTAAAGGACACATTTGATGAAGAAGGAGATTTATCTAGGAGTTATTTAGGCGCACTTGCTGAAGCTGGCTTTAAACTGATGAAAGAAAAAGACGAATTTGGAGATTCAATATATAAAATTCATGTTGTAAATCTGAAAGATTTACAACTACTGCACCAAACAGTTAATCACGATTTAATCATATCGTTTCCTGAATCAAAGCCAGTACCGGAAAATACTATGAGTATATTGTGTGATAGATATGATGAACCACAACTTTTAATCTATGATGATTGGGTTGAGTAAGTTATATGAGAGTTAATTTTACGATTGAAGGACCGCCAGTAGGTAAGGCTAGACCTAGAGTTACTAGGACAGGTACTTTTAATCCGCCTAAAAGTGATCAGTACGAAAAATTAGTAAGATACACAGCAATTAACAGTTTTAGTGGATATTTTGACCTAGATGAGCCTTTAGATGTCAAAATAGTGGCATATTTTAGAATTCCCAAGAGTTGGAGCAAGAAGCGCAAAGCTCGTTGCTTAGCTAATCAGGAATTACCTATTAAGACTCCTGACGCTGATAATATCGCAAAAATAATACTGGATGGTATGAATCCGGATAAAAAGCGAAATAAACAGTTGAGAAAAATGGTTGAACTTATGCGTGGAGTATATAGAGATGATAGGCAAGTCACTAAATTGGCAGTTGTAAAGAGATATGCAGACCGTCCTAGGGTTGAAGTGAGAATTAAGAGAGATATGGGGGATTAGAAAAAATGGAAAAAGATAGAGTGACTGAAAGTTATGATTGGGTATATGGATGGAAAGTTGAGGATGGCAAGTGTGTGCCACCAGCTAAAAATCATTCCTTACCTGAATTTGTTCAAAAGCGCATTGATTGGGTTTCAAATGAAATCCAGGGAGGGATGCTTACATTCCGCGGTGCTTTCAAAATGCTGTTAGATATTGATGATGAGGAAGATCTGAAAAAAGATTGGGAGTTTGGGGCTTCTAGCGATTACATGCCTGTTAGTGATGAGTACCGTAACTGGTTAAATGATCCGATTCTGGGCAATATTAGAAGCGTAGCATTGATGATTGCCGTAATTTACGGATAGATTGGGGAATTAGATGGAAGAGATAGACGTAAGCTTGCCAAGTAAATTTATGGATGCCTGTGTAGCAAAGAATAAGGACAAAGCCTTGAGATTAGCAAAGTTGATGGCTAAGCAACATAACTGCACTTTAAAGGCTGAACTTGATATTTTAGATTTTGATGCCAGCATTTTATCTAGTGAATACCGTTTGCCAATTGCCACTATGATTAAGGAACTAAGAAAATATGAAGCATCATAATGCAGAATTAATCGCTGTAGCAGGGATGTTAATCTGCTTAGGTGCAGTAGGATTTGTGGTTTTTGTCTTATGAGTGATCTTAAATATCAAAAAGGCGAATGGTATCACGTACAGGAAGACGGGACACTTAAGTCGGTAGACTATGACAAAGAAGTTGAAGAGTATTACAAGAAATGGAGAGATAACTATGGCAATTGAATTGAAGATTGGAACTAGAGGAACGAGGGCTGAATTACTGTATACCTTTACTCAGGATTTCTTAGATGAACATGGAATTAGGAGAGCTGGTTCAGTTCGTGTTCGTTCAGAAGATAGTATGAGTCTGGAATATAATGCTGTTTGCTATGTGATTAAAACTAAATACGGGTTTATGTGTTCACTAAATAGTGGTGATGTTTTAACTTATATGGGCGATGGAATTTGGGACTTAAGAGTAGCTAAAGAAAATAAATTAACTGATGAAGAGGAAGAGAAGCCTTGGCTATGAAATTGTATGGATATGAAGTCAACACTTGCAATTATAAGCAGTTTTCAACAGGACAACTTGATGAGTTTAGATCAATGTTGAAATCAAATATTAGGAATTTTAATGAACTTGTTGAACCAACAATTGAAGCAATGATTGATAAAAGCAAGGCAGAAGAGTTACTAGCTTATATAGAGCATGAAATCAAAGTAAGAGACAGAAATAATTGATAGGTGAGAGGGAGTGTAAGTGTGTATCAAATCAATTTAGGGTTGCAGCCCAATCCGAGAGCTACAGCTAGGAAGGTGGACAAATTTCTGACTACTGAGTTTCAGAGATATCTTAACTTAGCTGGTTTGCACCGCAATCAACTTACAAGCCCTCAATTATCTTTTGCACCAGGATCAACAAACAAAAATGGGGTCGAAGATAATTTCATAGATGAAGCATTAGATGATATT